GAGCAGTTGTGCGCGTGAAATAGCCATGATTTAGCTCCTTAGATGCCAACGGCGTTAGTGAAAGCGGAAGCGCCGGGATTGAACTTAACAAACACTTCAGTGTAAGTATCAGTCAATGGTGAAGCGAAACCGATGATCTTAAACGCAGCGGCAGTCGTTACAACTGTGCTCTCCAAAGCGCTGGTAGAGTTACCTGTACGGGTAGAACCTGTAGAAGTAGACTGAACAGCAGCAAAGAAGGTGTTTGCGCCAAGAGCGGCTTGAGTAACTTGGCCATCCAATTGAGCTTGGAAAGTCACGTTAGGATCAGTGATAACGTATGCAGTTACCACGCCGGTTGTGCCGGAGGGGTAGTACTGGCCGTAAATCTGCTGACCTTGTGCGTTGATGTATGAAGCACCAACAAAAACGCCCCAAGCACCAAGACTAGAACCACCAAGGTTGTTAGTAGTTAAGTCTTCGCCGTTGGCGGTACACAAAGCGATATAACCGTTAGCATTGATGAGAACAGCTTGTCCATAAAACAAGTTAGAACCAAGACCTGCTGGGTCAATCAGATACTGACTCGTAGCGCCAGCATAAGGCATGCCGTCGTTACGATTGATGGGACGTAGCCCATAGGGAGCATTGGTAGTTGACATTTAAGTCTCCAAAAAATTTAATTACCGTCTTCCGAAAGTTACCTCAGAGCTTCGTTCTCTGAACAAAGGCATCTTAGGATGGCTTTCGCGCATGTAGGTGTTGTCCACTGACTGCATCTGCCCGTCGGAAATTTTCCGGTAGTGGGCGTTCCGCTGGTCAACAAACTCAGTCGGGGTCTTGCAAAGCAACAGTCCACCAATTTCAATTCCATCTGGAAAACGACCGTTAGGGTTGCTTAACAGTTGGAGTTTGGGTTGATCTGCGGCTTTAACAGGCTCCCAACCTTCGCGTAATTTTGAAGAAATGTTTGACGGATCAGGATTGTTTAGAGTAGCAAGGCGAATCCACCTGAATGCCCAACCAGCTTCTGGTTCGGGATCTGGCAGCAACGAAGCGGGCATCCATTTCGAAGGACGCTCAAAACTTGCACGGGACTCTGTAGCTCTTTTTTCACGAATTTGTTCAGCCATTTTCATTCCTTCTTAATATTGCGACCTCACGAGCATAGCGTTCCAAAGGAAGGCCTAGCCGCTTGGCAATAGCCACTTCCGAGGCAGACAATGTGATCTTTTTAGGGGCCACACTGCGTGTCGCAGAAGCAACAACGTTTGATTTCCTACGCTGCGTCGTATCAGCGGGTTCACCAGATTCAAACTTATCTGGAAACACTTGACGCAATCTACCGTTGATGCGTCTGTAGTATTCGTCACTCTGAGGATCCATGCCCTCATCGTTAACCAGCTTTTCATGCACCGCCAGAGCGAATCCGGTCATTTCCTTGTCAGTACCAAACCATTTATTGGTTTTTTGCCATTCAACAGCTTTGGTATCAACGCGGGGTGCTTGCTGATATTCGGGTTGTACAACAGTTTTTTCCTCTTGTAAAGGGGCAGGCTTAAAATTGTTTACACGCTCCGCTTTCATCTTCGCGGTGGTCATATCTTCCTGAGCCTGCACTAGAGCATCTGCGTCACCTGACTCATATGCAGCTTTGTACCGGTCTTTGGCTTCCTTGACCTCTTGTGCAACAACCCTCTTAGCCTGCTCCAGTAAAGCGCTTTGACTGGTATGTACGTTGTTCTTCAGTTTCTGATTTTCTTCATAAACTGCTTGAGCAATGCGAATTGCCTCTTCTTTCTCGCGTATCGCGGCCTCTTTGGCCCTGCGTTCGTCGTGATAACCCTTGGTAAATTCACGAAGTTTGTTGCGATCCTTTTGAGAATAAGCGGCTAACTCTTCATCTGTTGGCTCTTGCGGAGGAGTTTCCATGGGCGTTCTGCCCTTGTCCTCATCCGGTGTGTCATCGACAACCTCTATCTCAGGTTCTTCTTTGACTTCTTCAGGCTCAGGCTCTACGACCTTGCTGCCTAAACGGCTCTGTTTTGCCTCGATTTCATCGGGAAACTCAAATTCTGTTTTTTCCATTTCAGCCATGGTTTCTCCTTAGTAAGGACGTTGAATGCCGCGAGGATCTTGGACTACCGCTTCTACGCTGTCGTCGTTGATCAAACGCCACTCAGTACCATGAATCTTCATCCTTGTACCGCTGTTAGGGCGGGTAATGATGAAGTCTCCGACCTTGCATGACGCTCCTGACGGGAATCGTTTCTCGTCTTTAAACGCATCTGGGCCGATTTTTGCCACAAACAACACGGGAGAAAGAATCTCTTCGTGGTGCATCATGGTTGCGGATTTTAAAATTCCGCTATCACCCATCTCTTCTTCTGCTCTCGGAAGCATACAAAGGAGGTGATATGTTGCGGGATCGGGCACTTGTTTGGCCTTTTCCTCACCAGATTTGTTGAGCACGCCCGACAAATCAACTGCACTGACATCGTATTCAGTCATCTTCATATCTTTCAAGTTTTCGAACAAGGTCAACAATTAAAGTCTGTGCGTACAGTAGACCCCGAATTTGGCCGCACATCTCTCGATAGGCTGGGTAGTCATTAGCTGCCCCGCCCCCAAGACTTTCGAGAAGGGTTTTCTCCTTCTCCCGAAGATCAGATAAAAGATATTTAAAAGCCTGATCTCCATCCATGATTAGCTACCTCGTTTAAACAGGTCAACTTGAACCTTTTGGTTGTTTTGTTTTTCCTGAGCTTGCATACGAGCCATATCAAGTTGAGCCTGCGTGTCGATCCGCTTGTTCTCAAGTTCGAGTTTGGCCTTCCCAAGTTCAATATCGGCGGCAATCTTCTGCGCCTTGGTCTGTGCTTCCTGACCCTTAAGCTGGAGTTCAGCTTGTTGCATCTGCACCATAGGATCTTGTGCTTGTTGCTGGGCTTGCTGTTGTTGCTGGTTAGCTTGGTTAAGCTGTAGCAACTGAGCGGAGCCTTGGGCAACCAGACGGGACAACTGCACTTCCACGTCTTCTGGTAGTTTGGAGTCTGGAGCGGGCAGAGGTACACCGACCTGCTCCTCAACTTTCTTGCGGTACAAGAATGCCAAGTGCTCTGCAATGTGAGCCATCACTGCGGCTTGGATCTTCTGTGCCATTGGGTTCTGGCCAATCTGGGCTGCAATCATTGGATCCTGCATGAACGCAGTGTGCGCTGCAATGTGCGCTTCTTGATCCTGATAGATGAATGCTTTAGTTGGCTTTCCGTTGAGGAATGCCATGTTCTCACTGATCGGATCTTTAGGCGTTTGGTCATCTGCGCCGGGGATCAGTTTGTCTGCGTTTTTGACACCTAGAACCTCAATCATCTGGCGGTGCAGCAAAGGCAGGTCATAGATCTGCGGAGCACCCTGAGCCAACTGGATCACAGCCTGATACTGCATGATCCTTTGAGCCATCGTGGAACTATTAGGATCTGATACAGGAATGACCTCGACCATGTCGTAGTCAGATTGTTTTACCTGACGGTCGTTGCCTTGTGGGTCGTACTCATACTCAGCGGGAGAGTAGTCCCTGATGATGCCTTTGAGCAGTTTAAACTCTTGCTTCATTGAATAATGAACACGGGCCTGCACTGCGCCCATGGTCTTCAATGTTCTCTCAAGTAACGCTAAAGTTGTACCGACCGGAGCGTTGGCGCTCATGTCAGAGATCTTCATGTCTGAGATAGAACCCAGACGGCGGCCTTCTTCTGTGATCCTATCTAGAAGAGTTAACAAAGTGCCACTTGGCTCTTTGTAAGGCAGCATCATAATGTTATCTTTGATGACACCGCTTGGAACATCAACGTCCCTGAACTCACCCGGTTGGATAGGTGTGTCGTCGCCTTTGATACGAGCACCACGTGCTTTCAAGCCGCCGGGCAAGTTAGCTAACGTACCTGCGTCCACCAGTTGACGGATCAAAGATGTACCTGCACGGGCGTAACCACCAATGATGTGGATTAGACCCATACCGTAGAAACCAAAGCCGGGGATGTAGCAGTAGTCTACAAAGTGCTGCCGTTTGGTCTTCTTAGCATCGTCTTCTAGGTAGTTACGGCGGATGGCAAGAATCTTGTTTGTGCCACGATCAATCGTGATGACATAAGGTAGGCCGATGCCTGTCTCTTCGCCTTCAGAATCTGTATCTTCAAAACCTTCTAAGTCCCAATATGCGTGGACTTCCAAGAGTTGGTAGCGGTCGTCGTCTGTGGCTTTGTAACCTTGTTGGTCGGCCTTCTTCTTCTCAATGTCTGAGAGATGCTGGACAGGCTCACCTAAGTCTATATCCCGATAGAAACCGCTCACCTGTAGGCGACGCATTTCATTCTTGGTCTTACGCATCACATGGGTCACACGTTCTGCGTTTTGGAGATTAGAAGCACCGTACGGGACAATCATGTCTTCGGCAGGAATAAACACTGCGACTTGACGCTCCATAGCTGGGTCGTAGTAAACCTTCTTAAATGCTGCGCCTGACAGACCTAAGGAGTACAGCATCCGCTCATGTTCTGGGCGGTACTCAGGCATTTCTTCCGTAAGTTTGAAGTTCATGTCAGCCTGCACACGCTCGGCTGCTTCTTCTTTCAGGCGGTCAATCGCACCGATGATCTCTGTCTTAACAGGGCCAGCGGCAGGGAAGGTTTCCATGATGGATTCGGATTGGAACCGAATCGCAGCTTCCGTCAGGACTGTAGAGTAAACACCGCAGGCTCCATTCCATGGCTCTGTACGCTCTTCATAATTAACGCCTAGGACTTCCAAGCCTTTGACAAAGCTTTCTGCCCAGTCTTTGCGGGAGGCTATGTCAGCTTCTACGAGTTCTACAAGCTCAGAGGCAATCTTGCCTAAAGCACCGTCGTCAAGGATTTCTGCAAGGTTGTCATCAAATTCGCTGTCGTATTCTGATTCCGGTTCTAGAATAATCTCAACGCTTTCCTCTTCAATGATGAGGGGATCGTCTAATTCAACGTCCACGCCGATGTCTTCGAGGAGGTCTGAAAGACCCATAGGTGCTTGGCTGATTGCTTTGTCGATACTCATTTGAGTCCTTAATAATATTCCATGCGTCTGCGATATACAGGTTCATCTGGCTCATCAGAATCGATGGAAATGAACCCGCCTTGACGGAATCTCATCAAAGCTTGGCTGGAGGAGTCAACAAGGTCGTCATGATCGCCATTGGGGAAGGAGGCCAGTTCATCCATCACTTCTTCAGCCCAACGAGTCTCTGGACACCAGACAACACCTGAAGCAAACAGATCGGAGATTGCGTTTACACGCGAGATCTTATCGTTTCCTTTGCCCGGTGTAAACTCAGAAAGCGGAATGCCCATCTTACGCATCTCATAGATGAGCGGAGCACCTGCGGCTCTCTTCTCCACGATCAATGTATCTGGCTCCCATTCTTGATAAAGCTCCAAAGCCATTTTCTTAAGCTCTGGAAACTCCATGCGTTGTTTAAACGCATCTAGCAGGATGATGTTTGGCCTCATGTCACCGGATTTGTTAGGGTGTTGGAAGACACCCCATGTAGTGCAGGCAGAATAGTCTGCGCGGTTGTTCTTTTCAAAGGCCGTGTCCCAGCTTTGGATGATGTAATCGCACTGCGGGGGTGTATCTTTGTCCCAGATAGACCATTGTTCCCGCTTAATGATTGCGCCTTCTTCGGATGTGGGGTTCTGTTGGTACTGAGCCTCCCATTTAGCGACTGGTAGTTCAGCTTTTAGCGCTTCTAGCGCTGTTTTTGACCAAAAAGCTGGCCATAAAGGCGTTCCAGACGGCATGATTGCCGGAAAATCAATGATTTCCCACTGATCTACGCCATCTTTCCCTGCGTTTTTGAGAATCTGGCCGGTCAAGTCACGTTTCGACCACCTAGTCATCACAATAATGATGGCTCCACCCGGCTGTAAACGCTGGCGAGGGCCAGATGTGAACCACTCATAGACATTATCAAACACCGCAGGGTTGCCTTGCTTGGCTTCCTGCTCCGAATGAGGGTCGTCAATGATTAAAAGATCGGCTCCTTTACCTGTGACAGCACCCCCAACGCCAATAGCGAAGTAATCACCACCCACGTGAGTATTCCAGCGACCGGCGGCCTTTGAATCGCTCGATAGCTTTGTATCAAATACCTTCTGATAGTTCTCTGAAGAGACAAGATTCCTAACCTTTCGTCCAAAGCCTGTAGCAAGTTCTGCGGTGTGTGCAGTCTGAATGATCTTCTTCTCAGGAAACTTACCCAAGAACCACGACGGGAGCAGATAAGAAGCAAACTCAGACTTTGTATGCCGGGGCGGCATGTTGATGATCAGGCGCTTGAGATCACCACGGGCAACCCTTTCAAAGGCATCGGCCATTATGGCGTGGTGTTTGCCAGAGATGAAGATAGGCCACATCTGCTGAACAAAGAACAAATAGGATTCTTTGCATCTCTCAACCCGATCAAACTCTAGGAGCTTCTGAACCTTGGCTCTTTCTGCGGGAGGGGCAGTGTCGGCAAGCGTCAAATAAAGCTCAATCTCTTTGCGGGTCAGTAGGCTCATAACGCAGCCATTTCTTTAACAGACTTATCCACCAGCTTAATGGAATGGAACTTGTACGGACGAACCGTTAGGTGGCCATCCTCTTTAAGGCGATGAATGATGCGATGCACATTCGACTTAGAACTCAATCCAATTCCTTTGGCAATAACTTCATAGGACGGAGGCACGCCATGGAGCCGAATATACGCCCGAATGAAATCTAGTACTAATTGCCTATGCTTGGTCATTGATGTGAGTTTAAACGATAATGAGAACGTTCGCAAGTGTTTAAACGAAAATATATATAGGGTGGGGGGTTTGGATTTGGATTGGATAGGGGGGGGTGTTCTGTGGGAGATGTATGGAAGA